GTTTGCTCTATGACATATGGAGTAAATACCTCTGGGACGATAATATCGCTCCTGAGAACTGCCATGTGTTCAAGAATAAAAATTTAACGGATGTGGGCGTAACCCTATTTGACTTAGCGTAGCCTTGCCTAATATCTACATACTAACGTGTTTTAGCAATATCTCTCAACTTTTGCCAAGTTTCCTTACCATAAGTTTTAAAAATACGACCCTGTTCAGTAATATCTTCAGTAGCTTTCAAAAAAGGCTTTAACATATCTTCTGAAAAATTATCAGAAGATGGTCTTGATATTGGAGCACCACCTCCACTTGCTGGTTTATTTTTAAGTAAATATGGCTTTTCTTTTTCTAATTTGTTTTTAACATAATCAGCTACAGGTAATTGTTCATAACCATCAACGACTACAGGTTGTCCATCTTTTATTTGTATTTGATCTTTTGGTACAAGATTATTTAAAACTAATTCTGGATCATGTGTTATTTCAGATAAAGCTTGAATTGATGGAGCAATTAATTCAAGCTCTTTATTTCTTTGTTCAAGTTTTTGTATTCGTTCTTTATCTTCTGCTGATTTATCTCGATATTGTTGTTCAAGTAATTTTTTTGATTCTTCATATTTACCTTCTTTTTCTAAATCTTCTTGTTCACGTTTTTGTTTAAAAGCAAGCAACGCTTCATAATCTTCTGGCATTGTTTTTTCTGAAGCTGGTTTTTGTTTTTGTAATTTACCAATTAATTCGTAATTTTTTGCTTCTAATTTTTTTACAGATTCTTTTAGTTGTTCAAGTTCTGTGTTGTTTTCTGGTGGCGTAACCACTTCTTTGTTTTCTTCTGACATAAGTTAGTCGTAAACTAAATGATTGTTCTAATTATATTACCATTTTACTTTTGCTGCCCAAAAAGCTGCAGACATCTTTCCCTTCGCAATATTTTTAGCATGACGAGCTAAAAACGATTTGCGTCTTGCCTTACCTTTTTCTGTTTTTGGATTTTTACCAGCACCAGAAACACCTTGTTGTCCAAATCTAATAAGTTTTATTTTATTTCCTTCTTTTGCTAATACAGCATGGCTTGATCTTGGATGATTAGGTGTTCTTTTTGGTTTATTAAAACCAGAAAATGTTTCACTGCCACGCTTAACTGTCATTTCCCTTTTTTTCTCATAGCAATATTATGTGCTTGCGTAAAAGTTTTTCCAGCAAGCATTTCTTTTGTCATTAAATCAATATGAGCCTTTGTATGACCATGTGCTTTTTTATGCCTAGATAAAGCATTTTTTTGTCTTGTTGTTAAAGTTTTCTTTTTCATTTTTGTCTTTTTCTAGTTTTATTATAAATATCTTTGTCAACTTTACGGGCAGGACCACCCCTCATATAACTATTTACCCTTGCCATTGACCATGCAGCCATACTTACATTTCTACTCCCACTTGATAAATATGCACCCTGTCCTTTCCTATAAACTTGTGCAAGTTCACCATATGTAAATCTAGTGCCTTCAGCTTTATCCCTTAGTGCTTTTTTTGTTTTTTCGTTTAGTGGACTTCTTCTTTTTTTTTGTGACATCTTGGTTTACCCTAGATTTTTGTACAGCTTTAATGTCAATATATTCACCCTTTCTGTATGCTTCTGCTGTTCTTTTAATTTCAGCAGCTTTTTTTGCTCTGTTTTTAGATCCTCTTAGATAATTTTCTGGTATTCCAGTCTTTTTATCCTTCCGTGTCCTTCTCAGCTTTGGCATTTTTCTTTGGTTTAGTTGTTTTTGTTGCCTTTTTTGCTTCAGACAATCTTTCTGCTAATGTTTTTGCCATTATTTTTTACCAGCCTTTTTCTTTTTTTTCTTTGGTTTTGGTTTCATAGAACCATATGACATTCCACGAGGCATGACAAAAAAGTAACTAAAACTATTATATCTTTTAAATTGCTTTTGGATATTTTTTCATTAAGTCTTTTAAACTTAGTTCTGTTCCGTCATCTCTTAAAATTTTTCGTAAAGCATCTCTTGGACTTTTATTTTTAACATTTATAAGATAATTAAAAAATGCTTTTTTATTTCCTAAAGCTTGTGTTTGCATATCTGGATTTTTTTTAAGCCAATCAGGATAACTTTCATCCTGTGATACTCTTCCTATCTGACTTGGCCTTGTATCAGGAAACATTCTTCTTAATTCATCATCAGCAATAACAGGTACAGTTGTCGATCTGCAATTAAAATGTTGTGGTGGTTCGGGTCCTTCTCCATACTTAAATTTTTTACCATCTAAACTTGCACATAATGTTGTAGTTCTTGAATCTAAAGTTGCAACATATTCATATTTTTTAGTTACATTTTGATTAGCTGAATATGTAGCCTGATTTACAGCATTTTGTACTTGATTAACAGAGGTACGAACAATTGTCTGAACTTGATTATTAGCTAATTTTATTCCAGATCCACCAGCTAAAGCTTGTGCCCTTGCTGTCATTTCTTGATTTCTACCAAATTGCAGTCTACCTCTTAGTCTTTTAGATATTTTTGCCATTGACTCTCCCTCTGTAATTCCTACTCTTACCTCTCTTGATATAAAATCTGCTTGAGATTCAGCTATTCCACGAAATGCTTTTTCAACTACTTTACCACTAGGTAAAGTTATAACTGATCCTTTTGCAGCAGTTAAATTAAATGTTCTTCGAACTTGTGTTTCTAATGATGGCAAAGTAAATACATTTATTCTTGTTGGATCTGTATATAAAATACTTCTTGCAAATTCAGGTGATATTTCAACTGAATTTACATTTGCTGCTCCAATCGGTAATGCTTTTTGTAATTCATTTACAACAAAATCACTTTGAAATAAAGCTAAACTCTGTAATTGATCTGCCATGTATGCTGTATTTTCAACAGACCAACCTTCAAGACTTTCTTTCATTTGTAATAACATACTTCTTATACGAGCAACAGTTGCAGGGCTTGTAACTTCATCAATAGTTGCAAGTTTAAATGTTAAATCCAGAATCACATCATTGTAATTAGTTACAATTTGCCTTGATATTCGATTGCTATATCTGTTTAAATCAATAGCTTCTCTATAAAAACTTTCTGGAATTGACATAAATTATGCAGCATCTTGATCTTCGTCAGGTTGTTCTTCAGTTTGTGATTGTGACATCTCAACTAAACCACCATTTTGTGTAGATTCTATTTCTTCCTCCACATCAAATTCATCTCCTAGAACTTCACCTTCATGTAATTGTTTCAATAATGTTTCCTGTGTAATAGAACCAGATGTATAAAGCTGTAATAATGCCTGTATCTCTTGTGGTTCTAGTCTCTGTGATAAGAAATCTCTATTAACAAAACAACTACCAGCTTCTGCATTAATATATTGACCATGAAATACTAAACAGTTATCAATCATATCTTGCATTTGTTGTGCTACAACCATCATTGTAGAGTCACCTTGTGATCTATCAATTCTTTTTGCTTCTGCTGTTTCTGCTGATAATTTTTGACCTAGCACAGCAGCTAATCCTAATTCATTTATTTGACCAGAAAGAACATCAAGTCTTTTAAATTGTGCATCATAACTTCTACCAGCAGGCTCAATATATTCTGCTCTACCATCAGAAGGAAAAGCAATAGCTTCTCCGGGACCAGCAGAAACTTCTTCAGAACTTTGTGGAAATCCATAAAAAGCTAACATTGGAACAGCAGAAATATGTAGCTGATTATCAAGATCAGATTGTATTTGATATGCTTTCAAATTTAATTCAGCAATATCTGCCATTGGTGGTCTTGATTCAAGCAAATTTAATCTATTTGAATATGCAACAGAGAATGGAATCTCAGGTAAACTTGTTGAACCCTCCTCTACTTTTACAAATTTATTATTTTTATCTTTTCTATGTATTTCGTAACTACCTCTAGTTAATAATCTTATTTGGTCAATTATTTTTTCACCATACAAACCATCAGGAATTGAAACTTTTTCTTGTAATCTTATTTGTGTAAATTTAACTTCACCATCTATTACTTCAGTTCTAAATCCTAAAATGTCTCTCGGTGTATATGTAACCCAATATGGTCTGCCATTTTGTCCACTTGTAGGAGCATCAACTAATACTCCTACATGACCATATCTGACCATTTTTCTTGTAGTCTCATAAGTCCAAACATTAAGATCATTTCCCTGCAAATCCACATTGAATAAATGTTCTCTAATACTGTCTGATGTCTCATTAAGTCTTACAGGTTTTCTTGTTAACATTCCAGCCAGCATCCGTTCTAAACGTAAATAAAAAGGCGGACAAACTGACCTTGCAAGTCTGTTGTCATAACTTTCATCAAGTTCTCTTGGTTCTTGTGGCAAATATCTTCTATGTCTTTTTCTCATTTGATATGTACCACCAAGCAAATCCTCTATTAACATCCAATGAGGCTCTTGTTGAAACCAATTAGCATTTGGATCATTTATTTCTTTTCCTTGTGCAGATGTCTCTCTGTTGTAATAGTTATATCCTGAGTACATTTTGCTCCAATGTTTTCTTAAGTGTAATAAATAATCTTAATAAAGCCTAATTCCTGTTTTACGACCAGCACCCATATGTAACGGATTAAATAAACGCCAAGTAATGTAACCAAGAGCATCATTCATATGGTCGTAACCAGCATCTTTATCAGGTTCACCTTTTTCAGTATAACTTTGAAGTTCTAAGCACTCAATTACTTTTGTTGCACTTGAATGAATTTGTAGTCTAACTTGACCTTTTCCGTTCTCAAGTAATCTTTGTACTGAGTTAACTCTATCTCTTACAGGTGGATTAGCAGATGGTGACTGATTCATAAATCCATAAGTTTCTAATATTTGGATGTCGGTTTTCGAAGCATTTGTGCTTCTGTTTCCTCCTGACGCATCAGGATAAATGTAGATTTTTTGGTACGGATAGCGTCTTTTAATTTCTTTAGCAATTGTGTCGGTGTCATGTGATTCTTTTATTTCATCAACCACAAGTAATTTGTCACCAGTAGCAATTCCAACAACTGCGTTCATATTACCAATATTGAAATCTAATCCAATATGCAGAGGTTCGTTTGTTATATCTGGCAACGTATCAATTACATGGACAGAGCGGTTGAAACGATCATAAACCTGTCCTGTTGTTATATTACAAAACTCACCATTTAGATAAGCCTGTAATAATCCTGATTCGTAATTTTCTTCTAATCTTGTAATAAAGTCTTGTGGCAAATGTGGGTTATCATATGTTCGCATTTTTATTAATTTACGGTCTGTTTTCTTTTGTGCTTCATTACTACCAAAAGTATTCCACATCCATCTAAATCCTTCAGGTGTAGATGCAACACCAAATTGTCTTTGATTTCCAGAACGTAATCTTGCAAGTATTCTTGGAAAAGCTCTATCAGCAATTGATGGAGCAACAGTATCAATCTCGTCTGCTAGTACCCACGCAAGGTTTAGTCCGATAATTCTAGACCAGTTTTCAAAACTTCTACATAATATTCTTGAGTCACCATCGGGAAGATGCAACAAATATTCAGGAAGTGGTGACTGTCTTTGTGTATATGGAATATTGTAATTTTCTAAAAATGTTTCAAAATCATTTTGCCAGATGTCACGAATAAGCGGTGCAGTAGGTTCCATTACTGCACCTGTAAAGCCCTGATTATTTATCGCTAACTGAACTGCTTTTGCACATAAGCTTCTAGTTTTGCCTGCTCCATATCCAGCAGAAAGACCAATAATTTGTGTTTCTTGATCGTCAACAAATGCAAGTTGGCCGGGGTGTAGATCAGCTTTTATTTTTTCAATAATTTCATCACAGCATAAATCAGAACCAAAAGATTGTTCTAAAACATTTCCTTCTTTTGAATCGAGAATACTCATACAAGACCAGCAATCTTAGCCATAGTATTTATACATCCTAAAGCTACATGAGGTTGTCCATTTCTTCTTGCATCTTGAGCTAATGTACTTAATTGTGCTAAAGCATCTGCAGTAAATTGTCTCCTGTCAATATCCCAATCTGCTGTCAACACTTCATTTGCAGCACTAATATATTTATCAACTGCTCTAGGTTTTACCCCCCATTCTCTGACCCCATAAGCAACAATTTCAGAACGTGTAGTATTTCTAGCTTTTAAAGCAGCAACTTTACGAACACGCCATTCGACCTCTTTTTTTGTAGATCGTTTACTCATTTAATTATCAAATAATTTTTTTAGTTCCTTTGAACCGCTTTTAGGTTGTTTTAACTGAACTAATCGTAATCCATAATTATCTGTTTTCTGCATATTTTCCCAATCTATATCTTTTCTTCTAATTAACTGAGTATCAAATTTTTGCCAATTATTATGAACTACGTGTTGTGGTCTTTGAAATCTTCTCTTAGTTTCGACTACTCTAGGCCACATTTTTTCAAGACTTCTAGCCATTGTTAATCGACCATCACCTTTATATAACTGATCTGTATTCCCTCCTTTCATAGTCATAGTGTGCATTTTTTCTATAAGAAAAGCATTTAGATTAACAGTGCAATAACCTAAAGACAATGCCTGTAAACATAAATCAGTATCTTCGTTATATCTACCACGCCATCTTATATCTAACTTATTATCTATTAACAGTGTTGAA